TGCTTTGCAGGGTAGGTTTGAGCATAAGCAGGTAGAATTGTGTGATGGTGACTGGGTTAAAGAGTTTAAAGATGAGCTGCTTAACTTTCCTACCACTGGTGTGCATGATGACATGGTTGACTCAGTGAGTTTAATTGCTCAGATATCTAACGCAGTGATGTACTTTGAAGATTTTGATGAAGAATATGAACCATTAGACTGGGTGTCGGGATACTAAAGGAGATAAGTAATGGCAGCAGGAAAGATTGTAAAAGCAGGAATTGAAGCGTTTGAGAGCGCTGTTAGCTCATACAAAAAGAACAAATCTACAATAAAGGGCGCTCAAAGAAAAGCGTTCCCTGGAGTTTATGACGATCCTGCAAAAATAGCCAAAATTGCTGCGGAAAGAAGCGCCCCTGAAACACCAGCAATGAAAGAACTGTTTGGTGTTGATCGTAGAGAGCTTTATGAGATGTCTAAAGAAAGAGGTCTTGGTGGTGAGTCAGTGTTTCAGCGCGGTCCTAGAGCAAGAGGCGCAGCAGCAGCCGTAGATATTCAGCAACCTGCTAATACCCAAAGAATTGCTGACATCCTCACTGAGGGCGGTAAGTACCCTGAGATATATGAAGGGATGGATGCTTGGTATATGATGGATCCTATGTACAATCATTTTGTTAAGCTGTTTGGAAAAGAAGAAGGAGCCAGGGCTTTTAAGCAGTATAACGCACTTAGTGGAATGTCTAGCCCTATGTCTGATGTGATGACAGAAACCAGCAGAGGAACTGCTGCTAACTGGCTTAAAAACCAGGGACGTTTTGAAGACTATGTTAAGTACGGTGGTAAAAGAGGAGACCAACCAGGAGAAAAACCTCGTCCACCAGGGATGGGTGATTATCCTGGACACATAACACACTCGTCTGCTCAGGTCCCTGCTATGCAAAGATACTTTGCTAATGAAGGAAATGTGGACATGAAATCGCCTAAGGTTCCTGTCTATATTCAGTCTGCTCTTCCTGAAGAGTTAGGAGGATCTTGGAGAGTTCCTGTAGGGGATGCTCACTGGTCCAGGGCTGTCGGATTACCTGACACAAGAAATTTAAAAAAAGTTGATGGTGTGTATAAGGTTAATGATGCTTCGGTATCTTCTTCGGAGCTAGGTTCACTGGCTCCCTGGTTTTCATCGATTGCTGATGATGTAGGAATACTTCCTGTACCTGCTCAAGGTAGGTTATGGGGGACAGCAAGCCACGCAACAGGGGTTGAGACAGATATTGGAGCGTCTAAGTTAGAGTTAGTAGCAAACAAAATATACGACCAAGCCCAGAAAAGAGGCGTTGACCCTAAGTTGTTTAGAGATTATGTCTTGTCAGGCGGTGATGTTAAGAAGTTAGGTTTAAGCGCTGCTACGATTGCGTCATTAGTTGGTATTCCTGCTCATGCTAGTGAAAACGTAGAAACAGAAGCTGGTGGGATGTTGTCAGGAACAGACCTGTCACTAGCACCTAGAGATGATAGACCATTCTTTAAAACTATGGGAGAGTTTGGGATGTCAGCGCTTAGAGGAATACCGTTAAGCATCCTGGATACGTTTGATAGTCTTCAAGACGCTGCTGAGTATCTTGGGTTTATGCCTGACAACAGTGCGTATGTTCCAGACTCGGTAAGAGAACAAACAAGACAGATGTTCAGAGACAAAATTCCTAACTATGACGCAAAGTACGCCACCGATGATGATCGTAGAGCTATGAGAACGGTAGGTGGTCTGCTTTCTCCAATTTAAGGAAATAAGATGAGGCGAATACCAGAATTTATAGATCGAATAAACAATCCACAGAACTATCCTTACATTGATAAGACAGAAAAAGGTGCGTTCATGGATCAAGAGAGATACGCAACTCATTTAATGTCAAACACTGAAGTAGATGGTAGACATATAGCTTTCCCTATGATCCAATATATGCCTGAAACTGGAGAGCTTTATGAATTTAAAGACTTTATAAATGCTAGGGATCTTGCTTTGCGTACAGGAAACTATAAAACTTTTAAGTCAGAACCTGAAGCACTAGACTACGCTAAGAATTATAAAAAAGGTACTCCACTAGAAAAATTTAAACCTGGGAAATAAATATGGCTGAACAAACAGATTTTATGGAAGAAGAAGTACCTGAATCACAAAGTGAGAAAGATCTGGTGTCTTTCGTGGTTGACCACTGTGACAAGTGGAGAGACTGGAGAGACTCTAATTATGAAACCAAGTGGGATGAATATGAAAGGATATATTATGGAGTTTGGAGCGCAGAAGATCGTACAAGGGACAGTGAGCGTAGTAAAATTATTAGTCCTGCTACCCGCCAAGCTGTTGATAACAGGGTTGCGGAAACTATGGAAGGCTTTGCTGGATCCGGAAAACTGTTTGAAATAAGTGATGACGGTTTAGACCAGGATCCTTCTGATGTTGAACAGATGCAACGTCTTTTACTAGAAGACACGCACAACAATGCTTATTTAAACAACGTATCGTCCATAGTTAAGCTTTCCGAGATATATGGTACTGGCATTGGTGAAATTTTAGTAAAAACTGAGATGGAAAGAGTGCCTACCACCCAGGAAATACCAGAACAAGGTATAGCAGAGGTTGGTGTTACTGAAAGAGAAAAAATATCTATAAAAGTTAAACCTGTAAACCCTAGAAATTTGTTAATTGATCCGAACGCTGACTCGGTAGATGAATCTTTAGGGATAGGAGTAGAGGAATATCTTAGTTATCATCAAGTAGTCCGGGGAATGGCTTCTGGGGTCTATAGGAAGGTAGACGTTAAGCCTTCTTATGATGATGCAGAGTTAGATGACTCTCAGCTTGATTCTACTGATTATCGAGACGATAAAGTTAAGGTAATTCGGTATTATGGGTTAGTTCCTAGAGATTTACTAGAAGAAACAGGTGAAGTAGAGCAAAGAGCAGAAGAGCTTTTCCCGGATGACGAGGAAGCTGCTGAATTGTCTGATTTGGTTGAGGCTATAGTGGTTATTGCTAATGATTCTCAGCTTTTAAAGGCAGAACGCTCTCCTTACATGATGGAAGACAGACCTATCATTGCGTACAGACCTGAGGTACGTCCAGGGCGTTTCTATGGCGTTGGAACAGTTGAGAAGGCATATAATATGCAAAAAGCTATTGATGCCCAGCTACGCAGTCATATGGACTCCCTAGCCCTGACCACTGCACCTATGATGGGTATTGATGCTACAAGATTACCGAGAGGTATGAAGTTTGAAGTTAGACCTGGTAAAAACATCCTAACTAATGGAAACCCTGCTGAGATCCTACAACCGTTTAAGTTCGGGAGTACAGATGCTTCTAACTACGACACAGCAAAAGGTTTTGAGGCAATGCTGCTGCAAGCAACAGGCACACTAGACTCGGCAGAGTTGGTCAAGAGCGCAGCAGGAGGTGCAGGACAGAATAACGGCATGGGAATGTCTTTAGCTATGTCTGCTATTGTCAAGAAGAACAAGGTGGCAATGGCTTCGTTTCAGGATGACTTCATCATACCAATGGTCAAGAAGGTTGCATATCGCTACATGCAGTTTGACCCAGAGCGTTATCCGATGAAGGACTTTAAGTTTACTACAATGTCTTCTATTGGATCTATTGCTAGAGAACATGAGCAGCAACAGTTGATTGGTTTGTTACAGACATTAGGACCATCATCTCCTATAGTTCCTGTGATTCTGAAGAGCATTGTATCTACCTCTGGTTTATTAAACAGAGAGGAGCTAGTAGCTCAGTTAGATCAGATGTCTCAACCTAATCCACAAGCTCAGGAAATGCAGATGCAAGCACAGCAAGCGCAGCTTCAATACCTTGCTGCTCAGACTGCTGAGTTACAAGCTAAGGCGCAAGAGTCTATGGCTGATGCTCAAGAGGCACAAGCCCGGGCGCAGAAGCTCATGATTGAAGCGTCTCTCATGGAAGACAAGGTTAAGACTGACATGGTTAGAAACCTATCAGCTAACATTAAAGATGAGGATACTGAAGAGTTTGAGAAGAGAGCTAAGATTGCTGATCTGATG